GGTAAAAGAAAGATCTACGTGTAGAAGTCGTAAAGTTGGTTGTGTTATTGTAAAAAATAAACAAATACTTACTTCAGGATATAATGGATCAATTAGAGGACATAAACATTGTGATGAATTTTCTTGCAAAAAAGGTTGTGAAGAAACGATACACGCAGAAATAAATGCAGTTATTAGCGCAGCTTATAGTGGAGTAAATATTAGTAATAGCGATATATATACGACAACTTCACCTTGTATAAATTGTTTAAGAGTATTATTAAATTTAAATATACAAAACATTTATTATAGAGAAAAATATAAGACCAAATATGAATTTAAAATTGATGAATTATTAAAATCTCATCCATATAAAGTAGGTTACTTTCAAATATGAAATATATTGATATTGATAACACAAATAAAAGTTATTTAGATCTAATAGAAGAATTAGAAGATCATAATAATAAGATAGATAAAGCAGTAATTTATATGCTTACAGGTTTAATTTGCTCCAAGATCCTGAGCGAACAAGAATATAAAGTATTTATTGAAAGAGTTTTAATGAAATCAAAATTCGATACTATAGCACTTCAATTATCGTTATCACAGTCAAGTGTTAAGACATATTATAGTAGAGCATTAAAGAAACTAAATAAAATAGCTATTGAAACTGAGTGTAAATTTAATAGAAAAAATATAAAATAAAAATATTGGCAGAAAATATTGGCCACATAAAAAAACCTCTTAAATATTAATTATCTAAGAGGCTTTTTTAGTTAAGGACTTAAACGTTAATAATATTATAAATATTAATAAAATTATTTATCCATTTTTTGTGTCTTTTTAAAGATCTTTTAAAGTCTTCTTGACTATTATAGTCCTTTATTCTCATAAAGTTTGGCCAAATTACTTCGCCTGTATGACTTTTAGCTAATCTTCCAAGATCATATTGCATATCTTCTCTTTTAACTTTGAATCTTTTACAATATTCATCACTATTATAGATCTTAATTACAGTTTCGCATTCGATTAAAAAAGTCATTAAATCGTCAGCGCTCATTTGTGGTAATCTATTTTTTAATAAATAAGCTCTATAGTTACCATTTAACCATTCTAACTGATTATCAACTTGAGCTTGAATAGTACTAGTATTTTTTTGATCTTCTCTAAGTTGCTTTTCAGCTTGTATTCTTTCTAAATTATCCATTTGTAATCTCCTTAATTTAACTTACAATATAATCTACGCGACTCTAGGACAAAAGTACATAAAAAAATAAAAAAAAATAAAATAATTTTTTTATAAAAAACTATGTACAATGATCTCAGAAATATGTAATATATATCAAGTTAAGTTATTTAAAAAATGGAGATACAATGAAAAAGAAATTAGACGCTTATCAAGAAGTACATGGCAATACTAAAAAGAAATATACGTTTATAAAGTATGCGCCTGTAATAATTGATAAAACTGCCTTCGACTTCAAAGGTGTAAAATTTAATTATGAACATTTAAGAGGTCGATTTGATAAAACTCAACATAAATATAATGATATAGCAATTTACATAAATAAAAAAGATCTTAAAAAAGTCTTAGACGATTATCATTATGAATATTTATTCGATTGTACTAATGGCGCAATTTGGATAAATGACATACATAACTTAGAAATTGATAGTTATGACGAAGACTTATTCGAAAGCTTAATGCATTCAATAGGTTAAATAATACCACAAAGCGAGAAAGGTCACTATACGTGGCCTTTTTCTGTAAGATCATACAAAAAAAAGGGCCACATTTGCGGCCCTAAAAAATAAAATTATTTTATTAACTACTATAAACGCCTGATAGATCTGAAACGCTATAGTCTAAAATGTTATTTTTTCTAAGTACTTCAAAGATCTCATATATTGATTTACCTCTCCAATCACAAATAGTTTTATCAATATAAACTAAGTCACAATCGTCTAAGTAAATGTCTTCAACATTGAAAGCTTTAAATATTTCTGACATATCAACGTATTCAACATCATTCCAATAAAATCTAAAATCGTAAGTACATTTAGCATTATGTCCAATTTTTCTTGATTGATCAATTAAATCTAATGCTTGTTCTCTAGTTAAATTCATAACTAATCTCCTTTTATTTAATTTTTAAATAGCTTAACTTACTATAAACCTATACGTATTTATTCGAAAAGTACATGTTTTTTTTCATTATTTGTAAACTTTTTTGGTATAATATGTAGAGCAAAAACTCTATTTTTCGTCTTTACGAACGTAACCTGAAATATGAGGTAATTACTATTGATAAACAGTAATGAAACAGTATGGATAAAAAAGTAAAACATTTAAAGAAATATCAATGGCAGAAAGGTCAAAGCGGCAATCCAAATGGTAGGCCTAAAAAAGACTTTGCGCTTAATGATCACATAAGATCTTTAGCAAATGCCGAAGATGATAAAAAAGTTACTTTATTACAAAAAGTTGTTGAGACTGTTTACGATGAAGCGTTAAATGGCAATATGACCGCAGTTAGTTTTTTGGCTGATCGAATACTTGGTAAACCGCAACAGTCAGTATCGTTGAAAGAAGAATCGAATGAGCCTATAAGAGTAATCGAAATAGGTAACGATAATGAAGTTGAAGATTGATGACATTAGAAAAAATATTTTATTTGATCAACATCGCTACAAATGCATTGTGTCAGGACGACGTTGGGGAAAAACGATTTTCAGTATTATTTGGCTACTTCATCCTAAGTTTAAGCCTAATGAAAGGCGATGGATAATTTACCCTACGTATCGACAAGCAAAGATGGTCGCATGGTCAACGTTAAAACAATTTTTTAAAAATCAACATGTAAAGATCAATGAGACTGAATTGTCTATAACGTTAGAAAATAATTCGACTATAGAATTAAAAGGTGCCGATGCCTCAGCTGATAAAATACGTGGCGTTAGTTTAGATAGAGTAGTATTAGACGAATATGCGTTTATGAAAGAATCAGTTTGGAGTGAAGTTATTCAACCAATGACAGTTCAAAATAAAGCTGAAGCATTATTCGTAGGTACGCCGAACGGACTACAAAATCATTTTTATGATATGTTCGTAAAAGGCCAAAGCAAAGATGAAGATCTAAAAAGTTGGCAGTTTACAACGATTGAAGGTGGTTGGATTGACGAAGAAGAAATAGAACGAGCGAGAAAGAATTTAGATGCTAGAACTTTTAGACAAGAATATGAAGCGAGCTTTGAAAGCGTACAAAACAAAGCAGCTTATAATTTCAATAGAGATATACACGTTAAGACTATGGATATTTCTACTAGACAATTTTGGGGCGTTGACTTTGGCGTATCAAGCTTTATGACAGCTATTAAGATGTGTGAATTAATCGATGGTACAGTTTATGTATTAGACGAAATAGGTATAAGAAATAGTAACACATTCGAGTTGGCTAAGCTAATGCAAATGAAAGGGCCAAATTTACCAGTTTATCCAGATCCAGCTGGTAGCGCACGAACTAGTAATAGTACTAAAAGTGATCACGCAATTTTACGAGAAGCTGGCTTTAGTGTAATAGCGAGAAAAGCCAATCCAACTCAAAAAGATAGATTAAATGCGATTAACAAAAAACTTGAAAATGCTAATGGTGAACATCAATTATTTATTAATCCAAAATGTAAGAATACTATAAGAGATCTTGAGCTAACAACAGTTGATGAAGGTAGAATGATCAAAACAGAAACATTATCGCATTTTTTAGATGGTTTAATGTATCCAATCGAATATCGATATGGATTTAAAGGACAAGGTTCATCAATAGCATGGTAGAATTTTTATTAGGACTATTTGTAGGGATAGTATTAAGTGGCTTAATTACTTTATATGGTGGTTTTAAGCTACAACAAAAACAAGAAAAACAACAAGAACAACTAATGCGTACATTCTTAAAAGAAGAGGACATAAATGAATTTTATAAAAGGTACGAATCATGATTATTTATAATTTAACAGAAAGAATGTTACATGGATTATTGATGGATACTATTGAACAAAACCATCAAAACGAAATGGCAGATAGAGAACGTTTACTCGATTATTATGAAGGAGTAAATTTAGAAGAAGATCTAAAAGAATTTTTTAATTCGGACTCGTTATCGCAGATACCACCAATGTACATCAATTTGGTGCGCAACATCATAAGTAGAAGATGTTTAGTATATCAGCAAGCTCCAATAAGATACAATGACCAATACAATGAGATCATTGGAGATTTAGATAGCTTTATGAAACAATTCGAACAGCTAGTCTATTTATTAGGGTCCGAAGGTTTATATACGAGATGGGATGACAACGAAAAGAAACTAAAATATCGACCTATTCATTTCTTTACGCCATTCTTTTTACCAAATGAAGATGAGCCATTCGCTGTAATGTGGCAAGTTGAATCACAATTACAAGCAAGAACAGAAGAAGCTCAATATATGTTTTGGTCAAAAGATACGCCAGATATGGAAGGAAAACACTTCTTAATATCTGAAAAAGGTAAAATAACATCAATTGTAGAAGGAGATAGAAATCCTTACGGAGATATTATACCATTTACAGTAGCTCATCGCCATCCTTTTACTAGAGATTATTTTAGAGAAGGAGCATCAGATCTAGTTGATGGTATGAGATCAATTAATATTTTGTTAACTGAATTAGCTCTACATGGACGTTACGGCTTAGGTCAACCAGTATTTACAGGTTTAGACACAGAACAACGTATTACGATGGGACAAGATAAAGCATTAGTATTACCTGAAGGAGCAAACTTTAGTTACGCAACTCCAAGTAGTAACATTAATGGTATGATTGAATCAACGAAATATATGGTAGATAGTATTGCGCAAGCAAACAATGTAAGAATTAATTGGGCAAATAATCAACCAGAATCTGGCCTTAGTAAAAAGATGGGACAATTAGATCTAATGGATGCACTAAGAAGTGATGTAGAGCAAATATTTAGACCATTTGAAAAAGAACAATTTAGAGTAATACGAAGAATTTGTGAAGTATCTGGTGGTATTAATATACCAGAGCAATTTAGTATTGACTTCGCAGAAAGAGAAATACCTATGTCGCAAGATGAAGAAATACAATATTATTCATGGGCATTTCAAAACAATTTAGAAACTAGAGAAAGTTATTTACGTAAGAAAAATCCAGATCTAGACGAAACTGAAATAGAAAAAATGTTAGAGGATCTTGGAGAAGGTGAAGAACAAGAAGAAACACAGTCTATTTTAGATAAAATAGGTAAACAAGTTGGCTAATCTAGATTTTTATACAGTTGAATTAGAAAAAATTCAACAAGAGTTATTTGACAAATTAGAAAAAACTATTATAGGCTTAAAAGGGCTTACAGATAGAGAACTATTGAGAATTACAGGACAAATAGATCTTTTTGAAGAGATGAATCGTCTTGGATATAATACTTTATTATCAAGAGTAGGTAATGTGTATGATGATCAAATTGCTATAGTATTTGGCGAACTATCAAGAAGAGAATTGGCTAGAGTACCAGCAATTAGTATTACCACACTTGAACAATTAAAAACATTCGATATGGACTTTTTATCTCAAGGCGTAGAACAATATGCAAGACAGTTAAAAGGTGCTATGGTGCGTAACCTCGTAGCTAGAGAAAGCGTAGAAAACATTATAAGTAACCTAACAACTACTCTTGGACCAGGAAATGTAATATCTAGCAGACAATTTAATTTTTTGATTAATGAGTCTTTTGCAAGGTTTCAACATACAGTAAGAGGTAATGTTTATGAAAATATACCAGAAGCCAGATTTACTTACTCAGGACCAACTAGAGGTAATAGAAGAGACTCTTGTTTACATATATTAAATAATGTAAAAAGATCATTAACTAGAGAAGAAATAGATAATTTAAAAGTACCACCTCAAAAAGATGGTTCTACTTTTGAAGGATTTGTAGCAAGAGGTGGTTATAACTGTAACCATGATTGGATTAGAAGTGAGTAAAAGATTTAAAGTTGGTGAAATACAAGAATTGTTAAAAGCATCTGCAAAAAAGATGAAGATACTAGCGCAAGATGCAATTGATAGAATACAATTAGATGCCTCAGGTGGTATTTTTCAAAGTGGTAGTAAGCAAGGACCAACTGGCTTTGCAGGTAGATATAATAAACAATACGAAAAATACAAACGCAATGGCATGAGAAGATTTTCAGACGGTAAAAAACTAAAAGCTTATCGTGGTAGATCTACAAATACAGAAACGAGAGTTGTTAATATGAAACTCACAGGTGATACGTTTCGTGGTATGACTGCAAGAGGTAAAGCAGATGTAGGTCAAATAGCATATCGACCAGAACACACTGGATTAATTCTTGGTAATCAAGATAGAGGATATGATATTTATAATTTATCACCAAAGAATTTGGAATATATTATTGATAGGTTTGATCAGGTAATTTTAGATCCAGCTTTGAAGAAATATATGCAAACGAAAACAACAATATAGGAGACAGTATGTCTGAAGAAAATGTAAAAGTAGAAGAACAAGCAGTAGCGGAAGCTCCTACACAAGAAGTAAATGAAGTTGGCGAATATATTGCAGAAAGCAAAAAATACCGCCAAAGAGCTCAAACAGCAGAGGCTGAGTTAAAAGAACTCAAAGAAAATCTAAAGCTTCAAGAACAAAAACAACTTGAAGAAAAAGAGGAATTCAAATCTTTGTATGAGAATGTGAAAGCTGAAAACGAACAATTAAAACCTGTCGTAGAACAATTTCAGATTCAAGAAAAACAAAGACGCGAACATCTGTTGTCTCAACTTTCAGAAGAAGATCAACAAATTTATGAAGACCTGCCAACAATGAAGTTGGAGAAGCACATTGAAAGATTGGGTAACAAAAAAGTGCAAGTATCTGATGCGAAAGAAGTTACTTCTGCAGGTAAATTTGCTGCTAATACTAAGTGGGCAGATATGACTGATGAAGATAGACAAAAAGCTAGGAAAAATCCTAAACTTTGGCAACAGATCGTAGAAGGTTATAAAAACAGCTAAAATTTTTAAGGGAGAGATAAAAAATGGCTAATGTAACTACAACAACTGCCGCAAATTTCATTCCTGAGATGTGGCGCGACGCGATTTTGGATTATGCTGAAAGAAAATTTCAGTTAAGAAATCAAGTCCTTGACTTCTCAAGTATGTTAGCAGGTGGCGGTGACATATTAAACATTCCTAAAGTGGCAGAAGAAACTGCAGCAGCTAAAGCAGCTGATACAGCAGTAACTTACTCTGCAAACACTGACGGAGTAATTCAACTAGCAGTAGATCAACACCAGTACGAAGCAAAAAGAATCGAAGACATCGTAAGAGTCCAAGAATCTGCAGACTTATTCAACGCATATGCGCGTTCAATGGGTTATGCTTTGGCTAAAAAAGTAGAAAACTACTTAGCTGTAGATATTCTACAAGCAGCTACAGGTAATGATGTAACACTAGCAGCTGATAACACTGCAACAACTGCACTTATCAGAACTGGTTTACAAAAACTGCTTGATGCAAACTATGATTATACAGATGGAGATACATTCTTTTATGCATCACCAGCTTTATATATGAGTTTGATGAGCTTAGGTGACTTCACAGAAGCACAAAAAAGAGGCGATGGCGTAGGACCAAATGTTACTGGTAACATCATGAACATTTATGGTATGCCTGTATTTGCTTCAACAGATTGGGACGATGATGGTGGTACTAATGACGAAACTGGTACTATTTTTAACAGAAATGGTATCTACTTTGCTCAGCAAGTAGCTCCAAGGGTACAGTCGTCTTACGATATAGACCATTTAGCGACCTCAGTTGTTGCTGACGTTCTATTCGGTGCGGTATTATCACATGCTGCAAACTCAACTGCATTGCCAGTTGTTAACTTCGTAAATCCATAATTGGGTTAGCGAAAAATGGTTAAATATGGGCCTATTTTTACATAGGCCTATATTTACCACTATTATTAATTTTCAAGGAGATCTAGATGCCAATATATGAATATAAATGTAGCTGTGGAAAAGAATTTGAAACCATACAACGAATGAATGATGACAAACTCGAAGTATGTAATAAAGATGTGTTAGAATGTGAAGGTGAAGGTACATTAACAAGATTGATCAATAAACCACTAATCCTTTCAGATGATATTGGTAGAGGACATAAAAGAATGACCGATAAAGAATTATATAAGGAATTAGATGAGTAGTAATACAGATCTTGGAAATACACCTGTAAATCAAGGTTATGTACAATTAATTCACACAGGAGAAACTGGTGGAATTGATGGTACACTTCGTACATTATATGATGGAGATGGTACAGCTAGTGATCTACAAATTGCAAGTAACAAAGTTAAAATAAATACAGAACTTTATATAGGCAGTGATACATTACAAGAATATATACAAGATACTGTTGGTGCTATGTTTACTGGTAACACTGAAACTAATATTACAGCAACCTATGAAGACAGTGATGGAACAATTGATTTAGTATCAAGTGGAGAAGTCACGCTTACGGGCTCCGAAACCTTATCAAACAAAACCTTAGCAAGTCCTGCTTTTACTGGAGATATAGATTTTAGCGATGCAAATACGCCAAAGTTCACTGTAACAGATACCACAAATACTGTTAAAACTGAAATCAGGTCGCAAGACAATAGTGGTAATGTTGGTACAACAACAGCTCATAATCTCGGCATTATAAGAAATGGAGTAGGACATATTACTCTTTTTGGTCAATACACAATGCACAACAACGGTGGTAATGATATAGATTTTAGAGCAAAAGATAGTAGTGGTAATGTAGTATTTAAAGTAGATGCAGGAACATCTAAAACAGAAATATCAACTTTATTATTAGATAGTGTAAGTATTAGTGCAATTCAAACAGGAAGTGAATCTTTTGCAGACAATGATACCTCTTTGATGACTTCTGCAGCAATTAATGATAAAATAGGCACAGAAGTAGCAAGTCTTGTAGATTCAGCACCTGGTACATTAAACACTTTAAATGAATTAGCAGCAGCATTAGGAGACGATGCTAATTTTTCTACAACAACAGCAACTAATATTGCCACAAAACTAGCAAAAGCTAGTAATTTATCTGATCTTGCCAATGCGGCAACTGCAAGATCTAATTTAGGAGTAGATGCAGCAGGTACAGACAACAGCACTAATGTTACATTAGTAGGAAGTTTAGATTATTTAACATTAAGTGGACAAGAGATCACAAGAAATGCAATAAACCTTACAACAGATGTTACAGGTACACTTCCAGTAGCAAATGGTGGTACTGGCGCTACTACCTTAACATCAAATTCAATATTGACTGGTAATGGAACAAGTGCAATACAAGCAGAATCAGACTTAACTTATGACGGAACTTTACAATTAGGAACTGCTAATGCTCAAAAGATAATTAAAATATCAGGCAATAGGTCTATGTTTGGTTATAATGCAAATTTTGCTATTGTTCAAGGTGGT